ATGGAGATGATCGCGACACCGTCGACGATGTCGTAGGCGCGTTGCTCGTTGGCCAGTGGCCGGCCCAGGCGGGCTTCCACGGCTGCGATGTCGATCTGTTCGCCGTGCACGTGCGCCGCATAGATCGCCTGCAGCTCGAGGAGCTTGCCGGGTTCTATGGCCCAGGGGCCGGAGAGGACATCAAGAATTTTCATCGGAGAGTTGGCAATCGAATTGCTGAGCTGAAGATTCAACTCTACCGAGGTGACCTGTCTCAAAACAGGGCAAATTGAGACGACTTAGAACGCTACTGTTCCGGTGCCGCAGGTGGTTCGGCAGCAGCACCAGGATTAGCGGCAGGCGCCGCCCGGCCCATCGGCGGGAGGTAGATCCCATCTGCCTTTTCCGCCTGAATTTCCTTGACCCGCTGGACGTGCTTGGCCTGCCAGCCGACGCCGTCGTGGAGGATGCTTTCTGCGTCCTTCGTGCTAATTCCCATGTCGACGCGCTTCTGTGCAGCGTCCACCTCTTTCACCGGATCGATGCTGCCCGGGCCGTCGCCGGTCCAGATGGACTTACACCAGGCGGCGCGCACGATGTCGCTGGCGAAGAACCCCGGCGCGTTGATGCGGCCCTCGGCCACCTCGTCCGACAGCCACAGCTCATATACGGGCTGGCATAGGTAGGTCGCCAGCATGTCGCGCCGAGCTCGGAAGGTTTTCCACGCCATCAGCAGCGCGGCACGGGCAGCGCTGTAGCTGCTCTGGAAGTGCATTGTGAGCACTTCGAACGGCAGGTCGAGGGCCATGCCGATCTGGCGCACGATCGCGCTCCAGAATGGATCGAATTCAGGATTCGGTCGGCCAGGCGAACTCGTTTCGATGCTTTCGCCAGGCAGCAGGTTGATGGCCTGGCCGGATTCCATCTTGCCGCTCCAGCGCCCGGCGTTCTCGACGATGGCACCTTGGGCGTCTTCGTCGAAAAGGTTGTCGAAGGCGTCCGGATCCATTTTGACGAAGACACTGAACAAGCTGCTGGTGACGGCGGCATTGAGTTCGTTGTCCGTCCATGCGGCCAGTTGCTTAAGCGGCTCCAGGATCGGTGCGATCAGCGGCACGCCGCGCACCTGGCCAGGCCGGATCAGCTTGAACAGGTGCAGTACGTTACGCCGGCCGGTGCTGTCGCCGCGCATTGCAACGCGTGTCCACTGGTTACCACTGATCAGCGTGTCACCAGGGTGCTGACGCGCTACTTGAACGGCTACCGTCTCGCCGGTCTCTTCGCTGATCTCCATGCCATCGATCTGAGTGGCCGTATTCGCGCGGCGGTTTGGATTGCACACACGGTCCGCCTCGACCAGCTGCAGGGCCAGCTTCGCAGCAGCGCCTGCACGCGCAATGCGCGGCGTGATAACGAAGACATCACCACTCTCAAGCATCGAACGAAACGCGAGATCCTGGACACCGTAGAAATTGAGGCGGCGCCCGACATCGCAGTCCGTCGATTCGGCCCAGATGTCGAAGCGGAGCTTGGTGTTGGCCGCCCAGACCGCGGCCTCGTCGTCCGTGATTCCCAGGAGCGCTGAAGACGGCGCCGGCGTCAGCGCCAAGCCGGTACCCACAACGTGGCTGACGGTCGTGTTGACGGCGCCAAGGGCAAGGGGTGCATTGCGCATCTGGTCGCGGCTGCGCGCGCGCAGCGCCGGCAGGTCGCTGATGATATCGGCCGTCGCTGAGCCGCCGGTCGTCAGCCAGCGACTGAGGGCCGCGCGGTCGACCCGGGCGCCGGTATAACCCCCGCCGATGGCCAGGTGCGCACGCTCAGCCATCCGCTGCCGGGCAACTTTTGGTGCGACATAGGCGATTACTTTGTCGAGCAGGTTCTGTTGGATTAACGGGTTCTTGCTCATGATCAGCCCGCCACGATGGTGCGCCGGCGACTACGGCCCCGCGCGGCGCCAGCCAGGTCGACCACGCGCGCATTCCAGATTTTGACGCCGATTTGGATGGTCCCGAGGTCCGCGCGCGTCAGCTTACGGCCGGCGATCTCGTACGATTGGTTTTTTAGCACAGCCTGTTCGGCTGCGAGATAGGCATCAAGCTGTGCCTGGGCCTGCGCAAGTGTTATTCCTGCCATAAATATCGCCTCCAGTAATGAGGCGAGTTTATGTACTCAGCCGTTCTCAAAACAGGGCAAATTGAGACGACTTTCAGGCCGTGCCGCGTTTCAGCACCCGGTACAGTGTGGCCCGGCTGATCTTGTGCTTGGCCGTTACCTCCTCGGTACTCATGCCGGTGACGCCATCGGCGAAGATCATCTTGCGCTCGAGCGCAGTCGCAGACTTCTTCCGCTTCGGGATCCGGACCCGCAGGCCGCCGAATTGCGCGCGAATACCCTGCTCGATGACATTGGCCGACTCGATATCCAGGCCGCTCTCACGGCAGGCGGCGAGGATGATCTCGAGGATGTCTGGTTCGGGGTCAGTGTTCACGCGACGCCCCTACGCAATCCTCGCAACGATATCCGGCCGCTGCTGACTAACGGCTTTGGCAGCGCCACGGGATCCTGCCGCACTGGCACTGCCGGTGCCGGCACCACTACCGGTGCCATCACATCCTGCTCGAGCGCGAGGGCCAGGCCGGCAGGCGCCGCTGCAGCGGGTTCCTCGGTGACGATCTTGAACAGATCCCGGTTCGGCGGGCACAGCTTTTTGCGGCGCGACTCCCAGTAGCTCTCTGTTTTCTTGTTCAGACCCAGGTGGTATGCGGCCGCCAGGTTGTACACCATCAGGTCGAGCGCCTCGTTGCGATCGCCCTGCTTCTTTTCCCAGACGCTGACCTTGCGCCCGCGCTTGTACAGGCTGATCCTGTATTCAGCCGTGAGCTGTTTGTAGTAGTCCTCCGGCAATTCCTTGAAGAAGTGTACGGCGCCCGGGCCGGCAGCGCGCTGCCAGCGGGTGGACAGGTAGTCTTTCGCGGTGTCGGTACCGATGAACCACAGCTGGGCGCCGCTCTTCTCCACCTTGCCGCGATAGTTGATGTCGACGATCGTCGGTTTGGTGCAGATGATGGGCCGGGCCGGACGCGACTCACCCTTGATCGCGAAGATCCCGCGTCGGCGCCGCGTGTAGGTGTAGTTGTAGACGTCCTGGGTGTGACCGCCGCCACTGTCGACGAAGGTCGCCTCGATCTTCATCATTTCACCATACGCGTGGCGGTATTGCGTGCCGATCAGTTCGTCGGCGCGGCGCCAGGTCGCGTCCTCGCTCGGCGAGCCGTGGATGATCTGGTAGTCGACGATCCAACTTTCCATGCCCTCGCCCCAGGCCACACACTTGAATTCGAGGCGGTCGTTCTGGGTGTCGATCGCTGCGGTCAGGACCAGGCCGCCGGCCGGTACGGTACCGAGACGGTAATCCTCAGCGCGGTCCATCAGATCCTGATGCTTGGCCTGTTCCTTTTTACGCTCCCACGACCTGGCCAGCCGGGTATTGTAGAAGGTGATCATCAACTCTTCGCTTCCCTCTTCCAGCTTCACCTTCGCCGCGGCATATTCGCGCAACATGCCCAGCCAGGAGAACCAGCCGTACGGATGGAACATGCCGCTGATCGTGACGCTGATCGTTTCGCCGTCGCCGACTACGCCCTCCGACCAGGCGCCGCGCTCGAACATGCGGCCCTTGTCGCTTTCGTAATGCATTGCGCCGCAGGAAGCGCACGGATACATAGCAGTTTCGCCGTCTTCGCTCAGCACCAGGCGCTCGAACACCAACGGCTGTTCGAAGCCGCAGTGCACGCAGTCGGCGAGTGCCTCCTGGCGCGTGCCTTTTTCGAACAGCGCCTCGATGATCGACTCGTCCTTGATCGTGGGCGAGCTCGGGAAGTACGACTTGCGGTTGCGCTCGAACGTGGTCTGGCGTGCCTCGGCCAGAGCAACCGGGTCGCCCTCGCCGTTGACGTTCGCCTCGGCGCGATCGACCTCGTCGAACAGCACCCGCCGCGCAGGCACCTCGGACAAGTTGGCCGCAGCACCCGCCGTGACGATGTAGAGCGCACCACCGGTGTATTCCTTGGTGTCCAGCGTGTTGACGGCATCCCGCGACCGTGGCGTCGCCACCTTCTCGGCCACTTCCGGTACCGCCGCGATGGTTTTCGTGATACGCGCGCTGGTGCGCTTGGCCAGTTTCCCGGTCGGCAGGATCCACAGGAAGTTTGCCGGCGACTGGTGGACGCTCGAGCAAAACCAGTTCAGGCCCACCTGGGTTTTCAGCATCTGCGAGGCACCCATCAGAACCACACGCTTGCACGGGTGGGCGTCCGACAGCGCCTGCATCACGAAGCGCGCGTGCGGCGTGCGAGCCGACCGGTACTTGCCGTACTCGTTCGCCCCGGTGTCCTTCGGGATGATCATGTACTGCTCGGCCCAGTCGTCGACCATCATGTTCGGATCGGGCTGCAGGCCGCGCGCGAAGGCACGGCTTACCGTGTCGATTGCTGTCGTCATTCTGCGAAGCTTTCCCCGTCAGCGTACACGTCCAGTTTGACGGTGATCTGGCGCGCCATGCTTTCAAGCAAGGCGCGGTTTTCGCGCTCTATCACCTCTTCACATTCGTGTGGACTCGACAAGCCTGCGACGTCGGCAGCAATGCGCCTGGCCCCGTTTGTCATCCCATCCCGCAGTGCGCGTGCAATCTCGAACACCGCTGCAGCGACCTCTTGCTTAAGCAAGAACTTCCCGGCCGCCTCAGCCAGCTTGAGTTCGGATAGTGCAGCCTCCGCCGCCTCCCGCTTGGCCCGACTCGTGTCATATCCGGCAACCTTGGCAATTGGTTCCGTACCTCCTGCACCTCCCGGACCCGCCTCGCCTGCGGGCTGCGCCCCATTTGCCAGCAAGTCAGGCCGGTTGCCGTTCGCGCGCTGGCGGGTGTGCTTCTTGTAGAGGTGCGTCGCGTATTCAGGATCGACCTTCTTGTCAGTGACCGGAATCTCGCACCTGGTCACCGCTTCGTACGCGGATTGGCGGGATATCCCAATGATCTTGGCCCACTCGGCAATGGTTGTCAGGTTCGGCATGTGGTTTGGTACGTTGTCAGGATGTTTGTCAGGAAATGTTTTTGGGTTCCGCTAATGCGCCGACGGGGTCTGAACCACCCTCGGTAACTGCGTTGCCTGGGAGTACCTAAAGGGGGGGTGATACCCCTGCGCAATATTTCTCGCGCGCAGCCTACCTCGGCCGTGCCGTGGTCAGCGCTTTCGTCAGCTCGGCATTGAAGTGTCCAGGGAAGCGCGCACGCGCCGTGGCCTCGCCCACTTCGAAGAACTTGAAGATCGGCTGGTAAGTGGCACGGCGCGCGAAGATGAAGACCGGCTTGACGGTCGTGCCGCGCGATTCCTTCTTTCTGGCATAGATCCCGGGCTGCAGCCCGCGCCGGGCAGCCGCGAGCGCAAAGTAGACAACACCTTGGCGCGCAATCGTGCGATTCGACCGGGTGCTGCCGGACGCCCTTGATTCGTAACCGGCGCCACGCTGCAGCTTCAGCTGCGACAGGATCTGGACGATCTGGCTGCGCTTCACATTCCCGTTCGCGTCCAGCTGGGCGCCCACGGCCGGCACGGCCACCCAGCCGGCAGGCATCAGCCTGGCGGCCTGCAACAGACGCTCCATCCCCTTCTGGCGACGCTCGCCACCGAAGATCTGCGGCGCCAGGTAGCGGTCCGCCGGCGTGCCCTTGCCGCTCGGGTTGTCTTTCAACCATACACGGGCCTCGAGGTTGTCGCGGGTGGCGCGCTTGAGGAAGGTGCTGTTGAGCGTGTAGTTGGTCGGACGGTCGAACGCCCGGGTCATTTCTTTCTTGATCGCGGGCTGGACGTCCTGGGCGGTTCGGGTCAGCGCGACGGCAGCAGCGTACTCGCCCTGGCGGCCGAACTCGCGGATGTTCGCCGCGATGTTCGGGAAATTGTGTTCGATGCTGATTCTCATACCCTGCTCCTCATTTATGCAGCCTCTTCCGGCTTTGTTTTCAACCCTGCTCGTCTGTAACCCGCATGGATGCTAGTTCTTAGCAGGGTGCGTATAGTTGCAGGGTCGTTTTTGATATGAGCATGAAAAAAAGCTCAGCATCAGAACCACAACGATTTGCGCATACGTGCGCAAAACCCGGCAAACCCTGCACACCCTGCTGAAACCCACTATCCATGCGGCTTTCAGACGTGCAGGGTTAACATGCAACCCTGCTCAACCCTGCAATGCCCGGTCCGCACGGACGTCGCCGTTCTTCCTGAACGTGGCAATCTGCTCTTCCAGACTGGTTACGTAGTCGGGGTTGTCGACCACGAACACCATCCGCGATTTCTTGTGCTTGCTTTCGACGGCGACGGCCTTCTTGACCTTGGTCTCGCGCCCACCCATCAGGCCGGCGAACTTGCACAGCGTGAGTGGCTTCTCCCCACTCTTGTCGCACCAGCGCTTGTAGATGATGTACAGGTCCTCGGACAGACAGGAGCAGTACGGCGCATCCAGGTAGCCGTCTTTCCAGGCCCGGTGGAAGCTCATCCATCCGGCTAGGCCGAACTCGATCACCCGTTCCTTGGCCAGCGTCATCGGCGGCTTGGTGTGCTCGTCGAAGTCTTCCAGCGGCAGGTTGAGCAGGAAGTCGTAGAACGCCTCGATCCCGCCCTGGGTGATTGCCTGGTGGACCTCGGCATAGAAGGCCGGATCCTGTTTTCGCCTCGCCTCGACCACCATGAAGCGCCGGTCCTCCAGCTCAATCGGGATCGGCTGCGGCTCGTTCGAGAGGAACACCGAATTCATGTGGTTGCGCTCGTCGCGCTCCGGCAGGTTCTTCTGGTTGATGCTCATCGACTTGCCGGTGATCATGTACTTGAGCGTGCCGTTATGGCTGTACTTGTCATCCCGCGACAGCACCTCCTCGAACAGCACGAACAGCTTGCGGCTGCGCCATGCCGTGAACGACGAGTCCAGTTGGTGTTGGCTGGCCACGGTGCCGTAGTCGCCATATACCGGCAGCATCACATCCTGGAAGAACAGGCTCTTGCCGGTGCCCTGCTTCTCGCCGAACATCAGCAGCGCGGTCTGCATCTTCGCCCCGGGGTGCTGGAGGGGATATGCCAGCCAGCGCAGGATCCACTCCACGCAATCGGCCGCCCTGTCTTCGGCGTCGCACAGCGAAGCAAGGAGCGCGAGGATCGGCTTGATCAACTCGGCATTGCGCTTCGGCTGGATCGGCCAGCCAAGGAAGATGTTCACGTGGCTGACCGGGTCAGCGGTCTGGGTCGGGTCGAACACCAGGTTGCGCGCCTCGATGGTTTTGCGCTGGGCGTGTTCCTGCCATTTCCCGGTCAGCTCGGCAGTGTAGTCGGCGCGCACGGCGCCCAGCGACATCACCTGCTGGCCGATGGCGTCCCACACCGTTTCCGTCCCCCGAAGGAGTGTGAGGTTGTCGAGCATCTCGCCCAGCTTGCTGCCCCCCGCGCCCCCTTCGACGGCGCGCCCGCCCACCAGGGTGGGAAGGGATTCGCGCATGATTGTCCGACGCTTGCCGTCCTTTTCCCAGCTCGAAGCCAGTTCCTTGCCGACCCATGCCGTGAAGGCGGATTTCTTGAGGCGCTGGCGGCGCAGGCTGTCCCACACGTCGGTGGTCGGGTAGATCAGGCTGAAGTGCGACAGCAGCACTTCCAGCGTCGGCACGCGGATGGCCGACGCCACATCAGTTTCCGTAGATGCTGGTACAGCCTCGGGCGGCGGCGCTTCGTCCAGGTAGCTCGGCACGTCGTCTAGGCCGACTGGTACCGCGGCGGCTTCCTCCGTAGTGAGAGTGTGGGAGCGCGCAGCGACGACTTGGTCGCGCACGGCATCGAGTGATTCGGCGAGGTACAAATCGTTGAAGTCGGACCACTTGTCGTCGACGCGGTCGGCGAACTGGGGCCAGACCACCGAAGCGTTGCCGACAGCGCGGGCCGCGGCACGGGCGCGCGAAATGCCCGCATTCTCGAATTTGCGCAACGAGACCTGGCGGCCGGCTCGGATATCGGCCTCGATGTAGTCGGTGCCGGTAGCGTCCTTGCGCCAGGTGGCGCGCACGCGCACGATGTCGCCGCCTTTGGACTGGATCTCGTGATCGGCGCCGTCGAGGACAGGAACCCACTCAGCGTCGAAGTCCTGCTCTAGGGCTTCGGCCAGACGAGCTACGATGCGCATGTCGTCGTCGGCCAGGAACAGCAGGTGCGCATGCGGGAAGTCGCGCCGCAGCTGCTGCGCGACGGGCAGCAGGTTGCCAGCGTTGAAGGCGACCATCGCCGGGGTATCGAAGCCTGTGGCCATGCGCACGGTTTCGACCGTCGCATAGCCCTCGCCGATTTCGATCAGCGGCGTGCCGGCGGGAGCGGTTCCGAGAAGGCAGCAGGCGCCGATCATGTCGCCGCCGGTGCTGAAGCGCTTTGCACCATCGGCCTCAATCCGCTGCAGCGCCGACAGCGTCGCGCCAGCGGTGCTGTACTTGCGAGCGGCCACCAGCAGCTGGCCGCTGGCCGTAACGCGCGTGCCTTCAGTACCGACGCGCTTGCGCTCGAGGTAAGCATGAGGTTTTTCGCTGGCGGCGCGCCAGTCGGCGCGGGCGCGGCCCGCCGCCAGCTCGGCGGCGCGTCGCTTGCGCTCCTCGGTAACGCGCTGCTGTTCGACCTGCTTGCGCTCGGCCTCGGCGCGCTCGGCTGGTGTGACGCCTTCCCAATCGATGGTAACGGGTACTGCGTTTTGGTCCTGGCCCTGCCAGATGCCATAGGCGCCGGTAACGACGCGCCGGCCACTGCTGAGCGTCAGCTCGCGCAGCACGTACCAGGCCTTCTTGGCCCGCCCGAAGCGATGGATTTTCCCGTCGAGCAGCGGATGACCGGACGGCAGGCTCGGCAACCCGGAGCCGGTCATCTGGTCTATGACTTGCTCAAGCGTTGCCATGGTCAGCCTTCTCTTGCATCACTTCGATCAGCATGCCCTGGTAGTGGGCCAGAACGCGCAGGCTTTCCATTTCCGTGCGCAGTCCCTTACGGATGTGACGGCGCTCAATCGGTTTCCTTGCCGTATCGTGTGGACGGTCGTTTTCGAGTGAAATAGTCTGTAGCGGGGCGTGATTTTGCATCGTGCTTTTCATTGGGTGGGACGGGAATGCGTGAGGACGCCGATTCAGCGTTCCGCCATCCCCTCAAGGCGCGCGACCACGCTCTCCAGCGCGCGCTCTGCCCGGCGTACCGCCTCGCGCACGCGAACGACTTCAGCCTTGGTAATGCGGCCATCGGCCAGTGCCTGGTTGATTTCGGCACCGACCTCCCCGTTCGTCTGCCACACCTGGGTGACCATCTCGAGCACAGCCATGTCCGCTGCTGACGCACCCTCTTCCACGCGCACGCACACGAAGCCATGGTTCGCCGCCAGGGAGTGCAGGACGTCGTACACACCGGTGACCCCCATCAGGCGGTCGGCTTCGTCCAGCGTCGGCTTGTTGGTCGCGCTGTTTGGGTTCGCCTTGTTGCGCAGGATGCCTGCCGACAGGCCCATGCGCGGCGCGAGCGCGTCGACGCCGCCTGGCGAACCATGAACAGTTTTGTGGAATGCGTCGAGATGGTTCATGTAGAAAACCCTTCATAAAATGGTGTGGCGAAACTGCTCTGCTGCAATGATTCGGTTATGAAAACGTCAACCCAATCCATCTTGATCGCTAGCGCGCCGCCTCGGCATAGCCGGGGCGGGCTTCGCTTCGGCAACTCCCGCGCCATCCTCACCAGCGGCCGCTTCACCGCTGCCCATCGCAGGCGCAGGGGCGAGTTCTGGCCAGATACGGTGCCAGTCGTCAGGCCTCAGGTGCTCGCGTGTCACGACTCCCCCCGTTTCTCGCCAAATGTCGACGCATCGCTCAGGCGAAATAGGCGACTTCCCGTTGGCCATCTGCGAGAGATAGGAGGGCGATACACCAAGGCGGGCAGCCAAGGAGACAGCCCGCCCACGTTCCGTTGAGATGTAAGTTTTGAGGTCCATTCACTCAGTTTAGTGAATACTAAACCGAACGTCAAGTGAATACTAATTTAGAAAACGCTAAACTTGGCATATGGATATTGTTGAGACAAGACGCGAGAACTTGCGCCGCTGGGTCGCCGCGAACGGGACGCCACCGAAGGAAAGGAGCTTTTTTTCGCAGCTGCAGAAAGATGCATCTTTCGGCGAGCGCGTAGCCCGCCGTCTGGAGCAGCAGTACAAGATGGGTGCTGGTTACTTGGATCGGTCAGTTGGCGTTGAGTCCACTTCCCCAAAGGCTCCGTTTGATGAAAATGTAGTGCCTGCGCCAATGGGTCTACGACCAATTCCAGTTATCTCATCCGTACAGGCGGGCGCCTTGCGGGATATGGAAACCCCCTATCAACCCGGTGCCGGCTATGCATACGAGTACACTGATCAAGACTTATCCGCTTGGGCCTTTGCGCTCGATGTCGAAGGACTATCTATGACGCCCGACTTTCGCCCTGGTGATCGGATCATTGTCGATCCGGAGATTTCGCCGAACCCAGGCGACTTTGTCATCGCCAGAAATGGCAGCGAGCAAGCCACGTTCAAGAAATACCGGCCACGTGGAATTGATGCGGCTGGAAACATGGTGTTCGAGCTTGTGCCACTTAATGATGATTATCCCACCCTCCGGAGTGATACTGAACACTTAACGGTAATCGGCGTCGTGACGGAGCATCGAAAAAAGCTTCGCCGCTCATAACCGATGAGCGAAAGCGGGCTTAATCTCAATAGCGTAAATTCAGACTTCCACCCTATCAATATCCGCAGCAGGCAGTTGATTATTATTGGAGGCGTGGTATATCAACCTGGCCGCACGATAACCGGCCGCTTATAAAGTCGAAACCTGATGAACTTATCGAAGGTCACAATCGCATCATTGGCTCTCGCAGTGTTTTCAAACTCGTGGGCGGGTGATTATAGCAACGCTTATGAGAAGCAGAGCCGATGTGAAAGTGCCGGTAAATTAGCACAGTCATATTACAGGTCTGATACGAAGGCATTGAGATCAGCTGCAGCGAACATCGACAGGCAGGTTAAGAAAAAGGAAATCTCACGGATGCTGGGTGAGAAGACGAAATATATCCTCTTCCTAGGCAATCAGGCGAAGTCGCCTGATGATGCTTATATGAGCGCCTGGGCCTGGTGCATGGACCAAGATGAGTAATTCTTCTGCCCTACACGCAGCAGCCAACCTGCCCTGACAACATCCTGACTGACACCTCAGCCATTTCACTAACCCCGCCCGCGGGGTTTTTTTTCGCCTCAATGGCCCACACGCGAACAAAATTTAGCAAAATTCTGAACTTTGTTTAGTAAGTACTTGACCGTTGGTTTAGTATTCGCTAAAGTCCTCCTGACCAAACGAGCCCAGCACCCGCCGGGCGTTCTCAGGAGAGCACATGCGAACCTTCCACGTCACCGTCCGCACAGGCGGCGATCCCACCAAATACACCGCCATCGCGCGCTCGAGCGCTGAGGCGTTCGACCAGGCTGCCGAACGCTTCGCCGACCAGCCTTGCAGCATCACCGTGATCGTGCGGAGCCGCTGATGGACGGCCAGATCCGCCTCCGCGATCCTCACGAGATGCGCGCCCTCCCGCCACGCCCAGCGCGCACGAGGCTGACCCTGCCGCGGCAACCCAGCAAGGCCGGCATCGACTCGCTGCGCAAGGCAATCCTCGACTGCGCGCACCAGGCCACGGTGGCCGAGCCGCAGGATTCCGACCGGCGCCTGCATAGCTTCATCGCGAAGCTGTCCGGCACGATGGAAGGCCTGGGCGAGCGCGAGCTGGATGCTGTGCTTTGGAACCTGATGGCTACCCAGCCGGCAACGCGCCAGGTGAGGCTATGACGCGCAAATCCACAGCCAGTCGCCTTGTTCAGCAGGCCGCTGAGTTTGCACAAGGGCGGAGCAGCATCGACAGTCGGGCGCGAGCTTTCGCCGCCTACCTGTCCGGTGCTTTGCAGAGGTACGACCCAGCTTTGGCCAAATTGGTCGATTCGCTGACCGAGCCGCAGCCAAGTGATCGCAATGTGTACGTACCGGAAGACTGACATGCGCTTCCTCCCCCTCTTCCGCTACTACCGCTTCATCGGCATGCCGCGCCTGGAAGCCCTGGCCCTGGCCTACCGCAACCGGATGCGCTGACATGCACCGCATCTCGCCAGATCGCGCAGCGCTGGAGATAGCGCACACCAGGTTGCGCAGCAGCTGGCCGCTGGACGAGATGCTCAAGAACCCCAGCCTCAAGATCATCCTCGAGGTGGTCGCCCGCCGGCACATGCAGCGCCGAGCGAGCGTCGATGTGAAGAAGCTGCAAGCCAACGACCAAGACTAGAAAGGATTTCCAACCCATGAGCAAGAAGGCATTCGCCGTCTTTCTGCAGGAGCTGTGCGACGGCCGCACCCACGCCGAGCTTAGCGACCAGCTGGCCACCCTCCTCGAGAAAGTGAAAGAAACCGGCAAGGGCGGCGAGCTGATCTTGAAACTGAAGGTGAAGCCTGCCGGCCGCGGCGCCGACGTCGACAAGATCGTCATCGGCGAAAGCGTCACCCTCAAATTGCCAAACCCCGAACGCGGCGAGGACTTCTTCTGGCTTACCGAAGACCACGACCTGTCCCGCAACCATCCGCGCCAGGGCAACCTGGAGCTGCGTGAAGCAACCCCACCCCAACCCATCACCCTGAAGGAAGCAGCGAAGTGAACGACAACAATAACGGCCTGGCCAAGGCCATCGAAGAGATCGGCGCCATGGCACTGGCAGCAGCAGCCCCGCACGAGGTCGAGAACACCTTCCACGTCGTGGTGCCCGAAGGTCACAAGCTCATCGACCTGACGGCGGCCATCGAAAAGGCCGGCTACGCGCCGCACCGCAAGACCGGCACCGTGCACCTGAACGAGATCGCCAGCTTCAACGTGTTCGTCGCAGATCAGGGCAAAGCCGGCAAGGTCTACATTTACGCAGACCCGGATGCGCGCACCCTGACCGCCGTGCTGAACGACCATGTGCACGGCGACGAAGAAGCCGGTTGGCGCGATCACCGCGCCATCTTCAAGGCCGAGCTGAGCCGCGAGTTCGACACCTGGATGCGCAACAACAAGGTGCCGATGGAACAGGAAGCATTCGCCATCTTCCTCGAGGACAACATTGCGGATGTCGTCGTGCCGTCCGGCGAAACACTGCTCCAGGTCGCGCTGACGCTGCAGGCCAAGACGGAAGTGAACTTCAGCAGCCAGCGCCGCTTGGACAACGGCCAGGTCCAGCTTGCCTACAGTGAGACCATCGACGCGCGCGCAGCCGCCGGTTCGATCGAGATTCCGCGCGAGTTCGCCATCGGCGCCCGCCTCTTCAAGAACGGCGAAGGATACAAGGTGCGTGCGCGCCTGAAGTATCGCCTCGGCGGTGGCAAGGTTAAGTTCTGGTACGAGCTCGACCGCCCAGAGACCGTCATCGAAGACGCCTTCCAGGCCTACATCAACTCGGCCCGCGAGAACGGCTTCACCGTCCTCCTCGGCAAACCATAAAAGAAAGATCCTGCCATGCACAAACGAGCATTCCAACAGGGCGCGCGCATTCCCATGACGACCGAGACCTACCAGCGTTTGGCGCTCCAACTGCGCATGGCAGGCGAAGCGCTGATCACCCACCCGACGCCGGACACCTACAACCAGCTGTCCAAGCTGTTCGCTACGCTGGGTCGCGCCGGCCTGGGCGGTGATGAGCTCGACCTGGGCAACGATGCGCTGTCCGACATCTGCGACCGCTTCGAGGAAGAAGGCCGCATCTGCATCACCGACGTCGAGGCCGAGCACATCCGCACCGCGATCGCCAACATGGACCGGCGCCTGCCGGCCGTGGCCGTGAATTACCTGCGCCAGGCCCAGTGCGAAGTCGAAGTCTACTGCGCCAGTGTCGGCGCCTGAAAGGACCCTTGTGAGCTCCACTACCCTCACCGCTTCCTATCTGCATAGCCTGCGCGACCTGATCGCGGACGACAGCCAGGCTGCCGGCTACCAGTCTCTGGGCCAGTATCGTACCGCCCTCCTGCGGCACATCTGCGAGCAGCTTGTCACCCTCGATGAAGTGGTCGACCAGGACCTGATCCCGCTGGAACCGCCCGGCTGGCGTGCCTTCATGAGCGAGGTCGCATCCTTCGCCAGCTGCCTGGTGCACGGCGACACACTGGCCGCGAAGGCGCGGGCGCTGCTGCGTCGCCGGGCCGTGTTCCGCGTTGCCGCCGAACCGGCGTGCGGACCGGCCAAGATGAAGGATGCCGCCTGATGAAGCGCGACCTCATGACGCTGCAGCTCGACCTCGGCAATGAGCTGATTATCGATAACTTCGCCGGCGGCGGCGGGACGAGCACTGGCCTGGAGGCCGCGTTCGGCCGCCCGGTCGACATCGCGATCAACCACGACCCCGAAGCGCTGGCCATGCACGCCATCAATCATCCGCACACGAAGCACCTGTGCGAGAGTGTGTGGGACGTCGACCCGATCGAGATCACTGGCAACCAGCCGGTGGGCCTGGTGTGGCTCAGCCCGGATTGCAAACACTTCAGCAAGGCCAAGGGTGGAAAGCCGGTCGAGAAGAAGATTCGCGGCCTGGCCTGGGTGACGCTGCGCTGGGCGGCCAAGTGCAAACCGCGCGTGATCATGCTCGAGAACGTCGAGGAGTTCCAGACCTGGGGGCCGCTCAAGGTCCAGGTAGTCGAAGGAGAGCAGGTATGGTTTCCGGATCCTGCGAAGAAGGGCGTGACGTTCCGAAGCTTCGTACGCCAGCTTGAGGGGCATGGCTACAAGGTCGCATTCAAGGAACTGCGCGCGCATGAGCACGATACGCCCACGATCCGCAAGCGCCTGTTCATGGTAGCGCGCCGGGACGGCATCCCGATCGGATGGCCGGAGGCATCGCGTGGAGCGCCTAATCTCCCGGCAGTCCTTGCGGGAAAAATGCAACCCTACCGCACGGCTGCGGAGTGCATCGACTGGTCGATACCTTGCCCATCGATCTTCAGCCGTAAGCGGCCGCTGGCCGAGAACACATTGCGCCGCGTCGCCAAGGGCATCATGCGCTACGTCGTAGAAGCGGAACGGCCGTTCGTCGTGCCGCATGGCACGGTGCTGGTGTCGCCGTTTCTGAACGAGCATGCGAATGCCAGCAACCAGCGCGTGATGCCGGCGGACGAGCCTCTGCGCACCATCTGCGCACAGGTCAAAGGTGGTCATTTCGGGCTGGTGCAAGCCTTTCTGGCAAAGCACTACACAGGTGTGGTGGGCTCGGACCTTAGCGAGCCGATC